TAGCATCTTGATATACTAATGTGGCTGTAGCATTATTAGTTGTTATTTGGCCTTGTATTGTTGAAGATCCTTGAATCTTTTCAGAACCATTAGGATTTAATAAAACTTCATTAGTTGCAAAAGTACCAGCATAGTCTTGTATTACTATTTCAGTACCTACAACACCTGCAGGTAAATTAACTGTTATAGTACCAGCTGTAGTATTAACAAAATAACCTTTTCCAGCTACAGCTGTAAAATTACTTGTCTGGATTGTTGTTTGCCAATCCGTACCAGTTTCCAAAGTAACAGCTCCTGAACTACCATTTACACTTGTAACAATAGTTCCGTCTATTAGGTTTTGTGTTAATTTTGTTAATGCCATTAGTTAAATTGTATTGTTCCTGTTCCCGCAGTAAATGTTGTAATACTGTCGGTTCCTATACTTGTTGTGGTAAATGTTAAACCAGCTCCTGGATTTGTTATTGAATATGATGATACATAACGCAATATAACTATACCACTAGAACCATCACCACCAGCGTTATAACCTCCGCCTCCGCCTCCAGACCCTCTATTTATTACTGCATTAGATCCAACTTGGCCCGTACCGCCACCATTACCACCTATACTGGAACCTCCAAGTCCAAAAATATTTGTTCCCTGCTGGCTTCCACCACCACCACCTCCACCGTAATAATAATTATTTCCATCTATATTAACTTGAAGTCCAACACCACCAGCCCCTGTTGGCGTGCCTCCGCTACCATTACCACCGTTTCCACCAGCGCCACCGCCGCCTCCACCGCCATATCCATTGCCAGACGAACTTCCATTACCTCCACCATGACCGTGTACTATGGGTGAAGTTACAGCACCTGCACCATTCTGGAAATTCCAAGCACCGCCACCACCAGAACCACCTGTTGTCGCATTACCACCATAAGCAATACCACCACCACCGCCTATTGATGTTATAGTAGAGAATACAGAATCTGATCCACTTGTACCAAGACTTGATGGAGCACCCGCGCCGCCAGATCCTACAGTAACAGTATAATTTGTTGCAGCAGCACCAGTTATTGTATTTTCATTTACCCAAGCTGGTCCTCCTCCTGTGCTTCCATAAGACGATCTTAACCCGCCAGCGCCTCCGCCACCAGCACCAATACCACCACTATTTCCACCACCTCCACCACCTCCAGCAGATACTAAATATTCAAGTACTAAAGGTGGACGATTAGATGTTAAATTAGATATAACCAAATTTGTGCCAACAGAATTAGTGCTAGGATAAAAGCCACTTAGTGTTATTGTTAATACGTTATTAGTATTATTATTGTTATAACTTTGAGTATTTGTTAATCCCGCTGGTAATCCGCTGATTACTGCAGTTCCGCTTAACGCATAACCTGGGCGTGTAATTGTAAAGGTTGTTGTTGTGAATACTGAGCCAGCTTGACCTACAGAATTTGCAGGTGAAGGTGTAGTATATGTTAAACCTTGACCAGTCGGCGTATTAAATGATACTGTTACATCTACTAATGTATTACTTATAGTAAAATTGTTAGGTGAATTAGTTACTACACTAATACCAGTACCGCCTGTTAAAGTTGCAGGGGCTAATGTACTACCTGCATTTAACCCTCCTATAGATCTTACTTCTATTATAACTCCGCTTGGAGGAGGTGTTGAAAAAGTTAAATTTTGACCAGATAAAGACAATGTACTTACATTCTGATATAAGCCGTTAAGATATACCTCTACTGCATTTAAATCAGGAGGTGTTATGCCTAAAGCATACGTAGCTGTACTACCATTTCCTGTAAAAGTATCAGTAAATAAAGCATTGGTTGCTGCTGATATTGCACCTAAAACCATAACCTCAATACCATACCCGTTTTGAGGTGCTGTTACAAATGTAAGAGTTGATCCAGATATGCTATACGTGCTTTTATCTTGATATATACCTTCTAAAAACACAAAGGTCATATTCTCTTCGTTAACGGCCGCGTTTAAGGTAAATGCTGTTTGAGAACCCGTGCCTGTAAAATTATTTTTATTAAAACCACTTAAAGCAAAAGCTTTTATATGAACAACCTCTACGGCAGCACCGTTCGGTGGAGCGGTGGAGAACGTTATTGTACTGCCGGAAGTTGAATAATTGTCTTTGCTTTGATAAGCACCATCTATATATACTTGAGTAGCATTTTCATTTACGATGCTCATAGATACCGTAAACACTGTAGTAGAACCATTCCCAGTAAAACTGTCTCTGGCTATAACCCCATCAACCGCTACCATATGTATTAATTCAACTATTGTTGTATTTAGAGGGGGTGTTGAAAATGTTACTGTAGTACCGCTTGTAGTATAATTATCTTTTGATTGGTATACACCATCTAAATATACTTGAACGTTATTTTCACTAACTATATTTGTTGATGTGCTAAATGCTGCTAATGAACCATTTGCTGTATATATATTTTTTTCTATATTAACAGTTTGACCACCTCCGCCACCTCCAGTTACATTAATAGTTTTTACAGCTCCCGTTCCAGATGCTGTTACAGCACTTCCTGTAAAATTTAAAGTTGTGGCTGCAGTTGATAAGGCTGATCCCTCATCCTGAATATTTATTCCGGTTATGCCACCAGATGCAGTTGAAGCTATTTCAACCTCTTGTGCACTATTTCTAGTAAGCGTTATATTTGAACCAGCAGTAAGCTGTACAGTAGAATCTGTACCGCTATTTGCATCTAATTTTAAATCTACGTCATTGCCATCTTGTGCTACATTTATAGAATATGTATCACCTATAGTTCCTGTACCAAACTTAACATAACTACCCATAAGAGCATGAGCGCTACATTGATAAAATAATACGGGAGGTATATTTGTTCCAGGTATAATTTGTGTATATGCTCCTGAACTTCCCGGTGTACCATTTGTTGTTACCCCTGTTGTGTATGCTGTTGTTTTTGCAGCGTCTTCATAAAATCTAAGCGGATGGCCACTATTTGAATTATCAGATTGATCAAATTTGTATGTATTGCCTGGAGTAAATTCAAGATACGCGCCTTCAACACCATCTATTAAGTAACCATTAGAGCTACCATTCCCATATTCTGGGTGAGCTACTGTTTTAGTAGCAACTGTAACTATAAGAGTCTGAGCAGCATCACTGTGTGCTATTGCTCGGTGCGCTGAAAGCTCTAACGGCGATCTAAATTTAACGCTCATATATTATATTGCTTGAATTAGTACTTTTATATCGTTTGTAGTGGGTGCTGCTGAAAAACTAACAGTAACTGCAGCAGTTGATGTTCTTACTACATCTGCAATAACAGTGTCATAAGAAGAAGCATCGTAAAGTTGCACGATAACATCTCTAGTATTTAAGTTATGTGTAACAGTATACGAGGTATTTGTGCCATCTCCTATATCTGTTTTAAATGTTTTTGTTGCAAGAGAAACAAACCCAGTTGTTACAGAAAAATCCGCTGAATCATAACCTGAAATACCTTTTACAGTAGCTCCAGATGTTGCTGCAGCAGTTGCTAAATCTACATTAGATTGTACAATTGTAAAACTAGCTAGTGCAGGAGTTGATGCGGCTGCTATTGCTACTTCAACTATAATTAAATCACCAATTCTAACTTGCTCTCCTAAAAAACTACCATCAGCAGTTACAGTATATGTATCTCCTTTATTACTGGCGATGTTAGAACCGCCTGTTAATGCAGGTGAATTAGTTGATGCATTATACGCACCCTTGTATTCTAATAGACCTGTTGCAACAGTATCTACATATGCTTTAGTTGCAGCATCTTGCGCACCTGATGGATCTGTAACGTTTTGTATTCTTGCATTAATGCCTGTAGTTACAAAATCGTATATTTGATCTCCTGTAGCAAGAGCTGTTCCAGCATTTGCAACAGCACCAGTTGTTATTGCTAAACTAGGTATTGGCCCTGTGCCACTTGTAATAGCAAGCTGATTAGCTGTAGTTGTTTGTATTGCGGTTAAATCACCACCTGCGGAAAGCCAAGCTGTACCGTTATAAAACTTTATAACGTCATCAGTAGAATCATAATATATTTGACCTTCTACCGGATTTGAAGGTGCTGTGCCTAATACCTGAATACGAGCATTTTGTAACTCGTTTTTATTCAGATCTAAATTATTTAAATATTTTATTGCCATTTTTTTTTTAGTTTAAATATGCTTTTCCAGAAAATGATGAAGAAAATGATATTGTAATTTGATTTTCACTAACATAAGTTACAGCTCCAATAACTACATTACCTGAACTATCTACAACAGTAACGCTTGGGTATGAATTTAAATTATGAGTTATAGTCCAATTGTTAGATGCAGAAGATTGATTAAATTCAAATGCAGGTGATGAAAAACCTGAAGGTGCTATTGTTAATACTTCTCCTGCGGGGGTGCCAACACTTCCTCTATGTGTTAATGTTAAAAGATAGGCGTTTTCATTACTAATTAAAGATTTTGAATTAACAAGATATATGCCATAAGAATTAGCTTCTGATGAATCTACATCTGTAACTTTAATAAATTGATTTATGATAAGATCAATTACAGGCACAACGTTAACACCATTCCTATTTATTTTATTTATAGCAATACCTGTTACATTAGCCCATCCATAAATAGTTGGGGAAGTAGGATTTATTTGATACCTAAATTCACCAGATGCTATTGTTTGATTTGAGTAAGTGCCTGCATAATTATATTGAAAACCTGTTCTTGTAGGGTCAGCCGCACCAGATTGAGCAAAATATTTTGCAATTTCTTCTATCTGATAATTTTTAGTACTATTATCGGTTATATCCGTTCCAATTAATCTATCGCCACCTTGGACATCAAGATCATTGGGATATAGTTTTATTCTTGACATTAATTATTGTTTATAGGGAAATTTTTTGTTTAACCATTCTTGGCGTTTATCACATCCACAATTCCCATTTGTTATATTTTCTACAAATTTGTCAATACCAGTAAAAGAAGTGAAGGCTTTTATTGTGTCACCAAAACCTTCGTGTCTACCATCTATTTTTTTTTGCATCACGTATAAGATTTAATAATTCATTTATCGTGTCATGCCCTGCTATATTTATATTATTATCTGTTTGTACCATAGGAAGCTGAGGGGGATAAAATCCTTTGTATTCCTCATCTACATTAATTATAGGAATTTTAATTTCTTTTGGTATAATTAATTGACTACAAAAGTCACAATTGTTTTTTATATATAATTTCATTTAATTTAATTTTAATTTATTAAGCATTGTATAAAGCACCTGATGCATTTGCAGGCCATATTAAACCAGTAGCATTCCCGCCTCCTGTACATGGTATGTTCCCAGTTGTTGTTCCTGTAGCACCCGTACATCTTATATAAGAAAAAGTTGCACCTACAGTATCAGTCCAACTTGAAGGCCATGATCCCGCACAATCTGATGCTCTAACCCCTAGACCAGTTAAATTAGATATCCCATTTGTTTGAAGTTTTATAGTAGAACAACCATCAGGACTACTTGTTGGTCTTGAAGGATTATGGCTAAAGTTATAATTCCAATTAAACCCTGATTGTATTGTGCATGATGGTATTAAAAGAGGAGTATACCCTGATTCTGAAAGATTACCACTTCCACTGTCATACCCAGAAGCACTTGCTGAAAGGGTATTATTACAAGTAGTACCACATGCCGGCGATGAACCGTAAGATGGTACATTTAGATTATTACTACTACTAGTTGTTGTAAATGAACCAGAATGGTTGCTTCCACCTGGGCAATTAGTACTAAAACTCCAAGAAACAGTGCCTAAAGCACCACCGTTTTCTGTTGATATTGCAAAAGAAGGGCTATTCACTGATCCACTAGCACTAACAAGTAAATTAGGTAAATCTTGCACGGTTGTACCAGAAACAGTTATTGTTACTGTTGTACTTTGCGTAGGAAATGTACCAGATACTGTTACAGTTCTACTTGAACTACCACTTGCAGATATACTATGTGAGACTGTACCCCCAGTGTCTCCTGTTTCAGATGTACTGGCAGCAGTTATTAACCTATTTGAATCTGCAGTTAGTACTCTAGTTACCGTTGTAAAAGCAGAACCGGGTGTGCCTGTTTGAAACGATTGTGTAGTATTTAAAGTTGCACCTGAAATACTATCTACAAATAAAATAGTTATAGAATTTTGATTAACATAAAACTGATTAGTTTCTTTGTAACCATTTTGAACCTCAGTAGATCCTTTTTTTAGTGTTCCACTGGTAACCTCAGATGTTCCTTTATATATTGGCATTAAACTACAAAATAAAGTGTGTTAGCGTCTTTTGGATTAACAGCGGCATATTGAGCAGCTGTACCTGTCCAAATCAAAGCATTGCTTGTTTGGTTTTGGTCATCAACCGAGTTACCAATAGTTGCTGTAGTTGCTGTAGTAGCTGAAGTAGCAGATACAGCATCGGTAGCATTATTTATTGGATTTGATGCTGATGAACCTGGATAAAATGTTTTAATATCTGGCATAGCTTTAAGTTATTAAAAAACCAAAAGAGCTGTTTATATATACAAATCTTATAGGTTGATTATTAGTAATTGTTAATGTTTGTGTAGTACCTTCTATTAACGCAGAAGCAACAGTTACTGTTCCTGTTCCTACTTTTTTAACTAAAACAGTTCCACCATCAACAGGAATTGTTGTTGGTAGAGTTATAGTAAAATTAGAAGCCCCTTTTAAAACATATATATTATTTATATCAAGCGTTGTATTACTAGTAATTTCAAATGCCTGTGCGCCAGCAATACCTAGTAAGCCGGCTTGTGGTAAATCTATTGTAAGTCCCATTAGTTATTTCCGTTTAAAACCCAGCCATTTGCCGCGTCTGTGTAAAATAATTCAAATTTACTTTGATTAGAAACAGCCAATGAGCTTGCTCTCATTACCTTATCGCTTCCATTAGGATTAATCGTCCAAGCGTGACTTGGTGCAGAATATACTCCTGATGAATTATAACCATTTAAATTAGTAAATTTTATGCTTGCTCCTACTGTGCCTGCAGGAAGTGTGAGAGATTTATTAGCTGTTATATTATCTAAAATATAATAATACCAATCAGCCGCTATATGTGTGCCTGAATCTCCTAAAGCGCCTCCATAAGTATAACCTTGTTTAAGTGTAACAACTCCATTAGCTGGTGCTGATATTATAAAATTATCAAAGTCTATAGATACAACAGGTACATCTGTATTACCCCCAAAATCATAAGTAGCACCATTTGCAGATCCAGTTATTGCCAAAGGATTATGCGATACAGCTTTACTTGCGGTATCATAATATAAGAAGCTAGACTTAGAAGCTTGAGGTATTGCACTTAATTTAAAAATTTCAGAATCTACATTAAAAGTACTTGTTGATAAATTAATAGCACCTGAACCTTGCTTGCCAAAAATCATTATACCAGTAGTATTATCATAAGATACCACTTGATACATATTTACTACAGTATCTTGTATTAATGTTCCCGCTGAAGGAAACGCTGTTGTATATGTACTTTCAACAAAATAAAGTTTTTGTCCTGAAGGTCTTGCTGTAAATATAGCGTTTAAGCTTGCTTTATTTCCAGAAGCTAATGTTTTAGATGTGTTATTAGCTGTTATTGTTTCAGCCGTAGGTAGTGAAGTTGGTGAAGTAGCTGCTTGAAATAGCGCACCTGCTGATGTTTGAGTACCATAAAAAAATCTACCAGTATCTATATTACCAGAAGGTCCTGCTAAAGTTTCAGTAAGCCCTGGTAATATTTCTGCAACACTGGATGTTAGTTGAGGTACATCAAAGTAATTATTATCAATTTTTATTGAAGTTAAATACCCTTGATTATTTAAAGATCCCGGTGAAGCATTACCAGAAACTTGTTGTTCTGATAAAGCATTACCAGAACTATCTTGAAGTTGTGTTCCTGTTGATGATAAAACAGACCTAGTCCCGTCTGTATTTATAGCTGTAAAAGAATTTTGACCCATTATGGTTCTACCATCAGAAGATGTAGAATTTGTATCTTTTATAATATCTTGGGTAAATCTATTGCTATTAGTTATAACACTTTCTCCTTGCCCTGAAACAATTAAACCAGACCCGTTAGTACCAAAAGATACTTGGTTAGGACTTGTTCCAAATGCAATACTAGATTCTGAAGTAGCTATATTTATTGGGCCGTATACAGTTAATGATTTTGGATCTGTAGTAGGGCTTAATGTTCCAATAATTACATTTCCTTCAGGAATAGTAAGGTCTCTTGTTATTTTAAAAGAACCTACAGCTTGTGTTTCAATTCTTTGTGATCCGGTTAAAAAAGTAAATTCTGTGAAAGCTACTTTACCACCCGTATATATTTCCCCATTGCCTAAGGTGACATTAAACATGTACTCAGTATATTTATTATTACCTGATACTACATATTGGGTTGTATTAGCAGCTGGACTGTTATTACTAAAATCGGGTTGATTAAATGATGTTACTGTACCTGTGTGTGTAACACCTCCTACTACACCTGTAAAAGTTGCAGAGTTTATTGCAAAATCGTTTAAATCATAATCAACAGCAAACTGGCCATCATTATAATCTCTAATTATTAAAAATACTTGTCCTGTTCCTAATGTGTTTATATATACGTCACAACCTGTATTTACAGTTGCGCTTTTTAAAACAACATTATTTTCAACTGAGCTTTTTAAAGTTCTAACTAAGGCTCTTTCAAAATCTGTACCTTCTCTGTTTACAGTTAAAGCAAACCCCAGGGAAACAGAATCAGGAATATTTTTAACGCTAGCTCCATTTATATATTCTTTTAAACTATCTATTGTATAGTTTTTTGTTGCTAGCGAAGAAGTAGAATTTGCATCAGTACCTAGAAGTTTATCACTTCCTTCTATAGTAGAGTCAATTGCGTACGTGCTAATTCTTGCCATTATTTATTTTTTAATAAAGTTCCTTTTTGGCTCATTTTTGCTTTAGCCGTTATAGGTTTATTTGCATTTGCAATTTCAGCTGGAGTTGAGCTTATACTCACACCTGGTAAAACATCGTATAAATTAATTTTTTTTCTTTTCATTTTTTTATTTTTATCCGTTAGTTATAAGCGCAGCAATAACACCGTTTACTTTAATAACATCGCCTGTTGCCCATTTGTATTCTTGTTGTATGCCCTCTGGCGCTTTCATCATTATTATAGGATAATCAACACCACCCTTAGTTATAGTCATAACCGCTGTAACACTATTAGGTCTTACTTTTACATCATAAACTAAATTATCGGCAGTATTGTCATAACTACCATTAGAAAGTTTATATGGGCCATTGCACATATTTTCTCTAAGTATTACTCCCGTTATTATATCTCCGCTTGAAGGATCAGATGCAGTATATGTTATTGCACCTGTTGAAGAATTTATTGTTGGTGTAACTGTTAAAATTGCCATTTGTTTTTATTTTTGTTTGTTAAATTTTTTAATAGCTTCGCTGTACACTTTATCTATGTACGTTTCTCTTTTCATTATTTTATTTCTCTTGGCTGAAGTTGGCAGCTCTTCTTCGTTTATTAGTATTCTATATATTCTATTTATAAGCAGCTTACCTTTTTGGCTAACCTTATATTTATTATGGTCACCTCTTCTACCACCTCCACTGTGTGATTTGTTTATCCACTCTTGTTTTTGTAATCTATAGAATCTTTCTTTATCCCAAGTATAAAAAAGTGTACCTGTTTTAAAATCTTCTATAGTAAAATATATAATAGGATCTAAATAGAATAGTAATTCTAAATCTGCAACAGATAAATCATTATTTCTACAAGCCCATCTTGATACTAATCTGTAATATTTAAGAAAATCAACTTTAACTTCGCCTCTTTGAGCAAAATCTGTTCTTTCCATTACAATATAGCTACAATATCTCTTAAATTAATAACCTTATAAATGTTATTGTCATGCTCCACCGGATAACCAGCTACTCTGTCAAAAAGAACTGTTTGCCCTTTTTTAAGCACATCTGGCCCAGAAGAGATTATATTTGCTTTTCTATACCTAATGTCCTCTCTGTGCTTTTCAGCTAGTTCTAAGCCTCCCTGTGTCTTTGTAGAAGCCTCTAAGACCTCTTCTAAAACAACATAATTACCTATTGCTTCCATTATTCTCTAATATTACTAATTACACAATCAGTTGATAGAATAGTAGTGGCTACAGAAACAGCATTGTTTAAAGCAGTTTTTGTAACTAAGAAAGGATCTATAATTCCTTTTTCCCGCATATTTGTTGCGCATCCATGTGCTACATCAACCCCATCTCCCCATTCTTTTAATTGGAAATGTTCTGGCAGTAGCCCAGCATTGGATAATATTTTTGTATATGGTGCAACTAAAGCATTTTTTAATATATCTAAACCTCGAAGTTCTCCTTGACTTAGCTTTATTTCCCAATCTGATTGAGCCGCAAAAGCTAATGCGGAACCACCTCCTGGTAATATACCTTCTTTTCTTGCAGCTTTAACTGCGTGTATTGCATCATCTACTCTGTCTTGCTTTTCTTTAAGTTCAACTTCCGTATCAGCACCTACATATACTATAGACACACCACCTGATAGTAGTGCTAAACGGTCGTTCAAATGTTTTGACAATAATTTATTGTCTTCTTCATCAAGAGCAGTTTTTAAATATTTGATACGTTCTGCTACTTCTTTAGATTTTTTAGAAATAACTAAAACTGTACCCTCGCTATCTGAGATAGATTTATCTACAGATCCTAACATGTCTGGGGAGATCGCATCGATCGAGTCCCCAAGGCTTTCGTCAAAGACTTTAGCCCCGACAAGCAACGCTAGATCATCTAAAATATCCTTACGCTTAAGCCCAAAGCTGGGTGGATCTATTACGTTGACCTTAATATTGCCTTTCACTTTATTCATCGCCAGCGCCGTTAATGGTTGCGATTCAAGTGGGGCAATAAGAAGCATACTACGATTAGACTTAATAGCGTGCTCCAGTATATCTTGAATTTTTCTTACATTAGGTATTTCAGAAGCACTTATAAATACTAATGGTTTTTCAAGTTCTGTCGTTTCTTTTTCTTTATTTGTATAAAAATGAGGTGTTTTTGTAGTGCTACCTATTTTTGTACCTTCTACAATATCAATATATGTTTGGTTAGTTGGTGAAGTTTCCATTGTAACAATACCATTTTCACCCGAACCTTCAAAAGCTTTTGCAATAAGTGTTCCCAATTCTTTATCATTATTAGCAGAAATTGTAGAAACATTATATAACTCTTTATTATCAACATTAACTGCTTTTTTAGATAAAAAATTTATTATATGCTCTTTAAATTTAGTTATGCCGGTTTTAATATCTCTAAAAGAATATTCATACCCTTTTAAAATATCATAAGAATCTATGATTGCTTTTGTTAATACTATTGATGTAGTTGTTCCGTCCCCTGCAGCAGAGGCTGTTTTTTGAGCAGCTTGCTTCATCATTGAAACACCTAAGTTTTCAACGGGATTGTTTAAAAGTATAGAGTTAGCTACAGTCACACCATCTTTAGTAACATAAGGATTACCAAAATCGTCTTCTATTACAACTGTTCTTCCGCTTGCTCCAAGTGTAGAGCCTACGGCAGTAGCTATTTTATTTATACCTTTTATTAACTGTTCTTTAGCCTTTCCGTCAAAGTGTAAAGCCTTGACAAGTTTAGGTCCTCCGAATTGTGCCATTTAATTTGATTTAATTTGATTTCTTTATTTTAGCAATTCCACTTACGCCTAGCCGCTCGACCTCTCTCCGATGTCCAACTTTTAGATCTAGCACAGAATGCTTTCCTTCTTTTCGCAGCTTTACTGCCTTTTTTTAATTTTGACGGGGGAGTTGTTACGGCAGTTTTTAATTTGCTGCCTGGATTATCTTTTCTATATTTAGCAACACCTTTAGCCGTCATGCCTCCACCCGCTTTTTTACCCGTGCCACCGCCTTTCTTTACTTTAGAGTAATAGCCTAAAGATTTTTTCTTTGAAGGCGCTGGTGGTTTGCGTCGTGTAGTTTTTTTCGCTGGCATTTTATTTTTGTTTTTTTCTTCCTGGTTTTTTACGTGTAAATTTTTTTACTACTTCTTTAGCATCATCTATTTTATCTTCAACAAAATCTTCTACTTCATCAGGTATGCCATCTGCATCTGAATCATTAAACTTTCCTAATTTTGTTGCTATAATAATCCCTATTGCAGCAAATAATAAAATTGATAATATGATTACAATGATTTCCATTTTAATTTAATATTTAAGTTATTCTTTTACGTTTTTCTTTTTTAGTGCCTTTTCCGTCATTACCTCTGTTGGCTTTAACGGATTTAAACTTGCCATCTTTATGGTCATAATCTAAATTTGTCAGAGAACGTCCCGCCTTCTTTGCAGCTCTACGTTTTTTTTGGCTATCTGCACGCTTTGCCTTTCTATCAGGTGAATTAGCGTATTGCAGGTCTCTAGCCGCTTTAGCCGCTCGGGCTTTAAGGGAAAGTTTCTGACTCATTATTTATTTTTTGGTGGATTATTTTTGTTATCAAAATCAATTGCAGCCTTAAGAATTATTTTATCCATAATGTTGTCTTGATTTTCTAACATTTGCTTTTGCAAATCAATAACCATTTCTTCTAGTCTATCTTTAGCAGCAACTAAAAGTTCTATATGATGTTCTTTTTTTTCTATTGTTTGTTTAAGTGCATTTACATCATCTGGTTTGGTTCCAGTGATTGCACTTATAACAATAGGAATTGAGGCCGCAATTGTTCCAATGAGAACCATTACGACTTCCTTGTTAGATTCTAGTACGGGATATTGTAATAAAGTAACTATTATTCCTATTACGAATAGAAATATAAATAAGGACCCCGTGTATGATCTTAATTCTTTAGCTACGCCGTTTTTTGGAAATGCCATTCTTTTTTGCTTTTGTACTGTTTCTTCTTATCTGAGAAGTTTTTCTTCCCATTCCGACTTTTTTCTTTTCAGCAACCGCTCTTTTCTTTTCAGAAGGTGACATTTCACCCCAGGTTTTTACCGTCTTGCTCCCCACCCGTTTCGATGGTCGGCATTTCTTTGTATTCTTATTCTTAGTGGAACCGCAAGCGTTGCCTTTTTCATCAGTCCACTTCTCTTTAAACCAACGTTTAAGTGCTAATCCTTTCTTAGTTTTTCTTACTGCCACCTTTATGTACTTTTTGTATAGGGAAGCTAGCATATAAAGAAGCCCCGGTATGCTTCACGAACTTACCGGCGTGCTTCATTAATTTATAGCCGCTCCCTTTTTTCATCCAATGGTATCCAGCAGGAGCTTTAACCTTTTTCATTTACCACCACAATGTTTAAGTATAGGACCAGTAGCATTTTTTCTAAATACACTATCAGAATCAATTTCTCTTTGTCCCATCTTAGAAAAAGGACTTGGCTGTACAATACCTCTAGATGTTATCTCATTAACTTTTTCTTCTATAGGTACGTAGGTCGAAGATGGAGTTTTGGTAGCTACTTTACGTTTACCCCCACCTGCACCTTGAGAAATGTTTCTTTGTCTTCGTAGCCTACGCTCTTCTTGTATCTCTTTTCTTCTTTGTATTTCTTCTTTTGGTAATGGTTTTTTGTTATCTGGCATAATAGTATTTTTTATTTTTATTATTATTTTATAGGCATTTCTTCATCGCCTACCTTCATAGTTGTTGCATTAGGATTCTTTGCTAAAGTTTTTGCTTTTATAAATCCTAAGTTATTCAGTGGTGCTTCCCCTTCATCCGCAAGCTTGTATAAACCTTCATCCATCTTATTAAACGGTGATTTTGTTGGATGGCCACAAGAAGTGTATCCTTCTTTACCATCTGGTCCTATATTGTTTGGTCCTATTCCCATGTTTGTTATTTTAGTTTATCTTTTCTTTTTTGGTCCCCCAGCCTTACGGCATTTCGCTATAGCACCTGAAGCATACGCGGAGGGAAAAACGTCGTACCTAGCCTTCACACTGTGATAGCATGCATCCTTCTTAGTAAGAGGAGATAAGGCGGTAACCGTATGCCTAGTTTTTTTCTTTTTCATAATGTTTTATAGTTTGCTTATCTTTTAGTATATTGTGCTTTTCTCCGATGTATATTTTATAACCTACCTTAAACCTAGTACGATACCTAAGGTCTTCACCGTTTTCGTAATCAACATTCTCGTTAACATCTATATACGCCTGGCCTTTTAATGAACCGCAGGAATAACATAGAGTTAACATTAAGATAATATAGAGTGTCTTCATTTTTTTTTAAACCCAATGGCTTAAGTTAGAAATAAGTATTTTATATATAGAGGTTTTGTATTACATATATGTATATGATAACCAAGTACTTAGGAAAGTCAATTAATAAAGTACCCCCATATTAGTAGTAATATTATGTAATTTCTATTAATAATGCAACAATAACAATGATTTGTTACATATATGATGACACAATATATTTGTAATTACATTAATTTCATTGTTATATATTCATTACAACAAAGCTTTCGTCACCATATGTGTAGATATTATATTATTTTGTTGTCATATACTCAGATATTTCTTATTATACCTACACTTATTATAAATTATCATTAATATAATATAGTATTTAGTTTACTGAATTATATTCAATGTTTATATAATATCTTTAAGTTATTAAAGTTATATATTATATTATAGTGCAATATTATTAAAAAGGGACATTTTATATAATTATTATAAATATACGTTACAGAATATATTATAAAGTGATAATATAAGTGTAATTAAAAATAATAACAATGTCAAATTTAAAAAATCTTAAAACAAATCATTATAAAACTAAAATTTTAAACACTAAAAAATTAAAATTAAAAAATAAAACATACATAGGTTTTAATATAAATGATTTACAAATTATAAAATTTAAAGATAAATTAGAATTAAAAAATGTTATAGAATTTAATTTAAAAGGTTTAACTTTTATAAATAAAAATAATATACAAGAAAGTACGTTACAAAGTATTTAAAAAAGTGATAATATAAATGTAAATAAAATATAAAATATAAAAAATGAATATAATAATATATAATCAAGAAACTAATAACTATTTAGATGAATTATATTTAAGTGAAATTAGTTCTAAAAAAGAAATTGAAAATTATATAAAAGAATGTTATAATTTAAATGATATATATTATTCTATACAATAAATAAAATAAATAAATGAAATTAATAAAAGTAACTAAAAATAAATCCAAACATTTTAGATTAAATGATGGAAGAATAGGTGTAATATATAAAAGTGGATATGTTAGAGTAAACACAAAAAGTAAATATAATAATTCAAATAGATTTTATCAACTAAATCAAAAAGTAAAAATTTGGTATAATTGTGAAAATCCATATGGATATAGATGGGAAAGAGTATTAATAGAAAATGAATGTAATAGAATTAAAATGTTACAAAACTTTGAAAATAAAAATTGTTAAAATGAAAAGATTTAGTTGGAATAAAGATACTTTAGAATTTTTTAAAGAATTAAAAAATGAAAATGAAAACGAATTTTATAAAAAAATAAATAATTTTGTAAGATATGAATGTGATTTAGAAGATGGTGAAAATGTATTAGATTTAGAAATAGATTTAATAAATCAAGTAAATGAATTATAAATAAAATATGAGAAATAGAGAAGAAATATATAATGAAGTAATACAAACTCACAGTGAGTTACAATATAAATATGAAGGAGATAAACTCCAAGATGAAATAAATAAAATTGTAGATGAAATTTGGGAAGATGAATATATAAATTCACCTTTAACTTATAATCAATTAGAAGAATGGGATAAAGATGATTTAATAAATTGTATTTTGTCTTATCAAGAAGAATATGGTAAATAAATAAAAATATGAAAAATATAAATATAGAATTAAGTAAAAAAGAAATAAGATTAATAAATGAAGCTTGTGAATTTTTTATGGATGAAGTAAAAGAAGATTCAACCTTTGAAAATCCAAACAATGATAAGTTTTATGACTTATGGGATATAAGAAATAAAGTAATGGATAAAATAAGATAATAAATAAAATATGAAAAATATTAAAATTACATTAGAAACACATTTAAGTGAAAAAGAAATAAATAAAGTAATGGAAGAAATGCTCTGGGATAGTGAGTTCAGTTACCAATTTGAAAATGCTGATTGGAAAATTATAAAATAAAAATATGAATAAACATTTAATAATTTTAGCATTAGAGACATTACATGAACAAGTTAGAAATGATTCTGTTTGGTCCAGTCAAAGTGATAATAAAAAAAGAATAAAAGAAATTAAAGAACAAATTAAAATAATGAAAGAATTAGATATAAAATTTTCAACATTAATAAAATATAAAAATAAATATGATAATAACAAATAAATATACGGGACGAGATGTCTCCAGAGAATTCCTAGGATTAATGGAAGGAATAATAACAAATGAAGAATTTGAATTAATAACAATGACTTTAAAATAAATAGCATGGAAAATTTAATAAAAAAATATAATAAAGATATAATTGATTTTGTCATAAAAGTTGACAAATTAACTGAAAAAGAAATAAAAGATATAGATTATTTAGAAGATAGAATTCAAACCCATCTTGAAAATAATAATTGGAATGCAATAGAATTAAAAATAAATAAATAATATGTATAAAGATAATATAGTACAAGATTTTAGTGATGAAGCTTGGTTAGCTTTTCATCAAGGTGAAATAAATGATGATGATGATTTTTATAATTTCAAACATGAATGGATTGATAATAAAGTTATATATACTTATGAAGCAAGAAAAATTTGTGATAAATTAGATTATGATGTCTTTCAAGAGCATGATGTATTTGGTAAAGCTGAAAATTATTCTCAAGCAGGTTTTTGTGCTTTATATGATTTATTAGATGAAGATGATGATGTTGTAAGATGGAATGAAATGGAAGAAGTATTAAATGAAGCAATGGAAAATGAAGAAGCATAAAGTAAAAAGAAATAAAATAATTAAAATAACTAATGCTCAAATAGAAGCATTTGAAAGAGAGTATTACCAAAGAATGAACTCAGGTATAACACAATGGCAACAAGAACAATATTTATAATTGCTATACACAAAATACGTTACAAAATAACAAACAACGTGATAATATAATAAAATAAAACAATATGACACAATTAGAAAAAAATATATTATTAAATCAATTAATATTAAATTCTACAAAACCAACTGGACTTAGTCCATTACAATTAAAAGAAAAATTAACTAAAATAAAAAATAAATTATGATAGGCTTTGCATTAGGTGTGATTATAACAGGTATTACTCTGTTAATAACTCACTCGTAAAAATAAATAGGTGTTGAAGTGTGTTCTTTCCTTAAACGAACAGACAAATGAGTGAATGGTGGTTTGCAATCCGGTTTGTAAACAGTAGAGTTCGAATCTCTTCCACTCAACTAAAATAAATAATATGAATATAACTAAACAAATGATGGACGAAAAATTGCTACAAATAGCTGATTTCGAACAAAAATACGGTACCGATCACGGTATTACTAGCGTAAATGCTATGAAAAAGTATTGTACTAATGAAAAGTACAGACAAAGAGTAAAAGATTTTAATAATGCTAGTGTTGAAACAATTAAACACTACACTAAATATAGATATTAATATGTATGATAAACTACTAGTTTCAGCCACAGCTGATAAAATAATTGAAGAAATTGATGAACATATTGACAATGCAATACATTGGCAAATGGACCCATCCGAGTTTGAATTATGTGAATTTGATGACTTATATGAATTAGAATTACAAATTAAACAACAAGTTTTATTTTCACTAATTAAAAAAGTTACAAAATGAATGAATCAATTATAAATATATTAGATTATGTAAATGAAAACAAAACTGAACTTAATATAGACCAAAAAACTAATTACGTATACAATAAATATGATATTGGATTATCATTAATGAATGAAATACGTGAATATTTTAAACAAAATACGTTACAAAATTAATTTGTACGTGATAATATATATGAATAACAAATAAAATAATAATAACTAAAAATAATAATAAAAATGAATATACAAACTTACTTAGATTACAAAGCAAAATTTGATCGTATGTCTAATATACTTGGCAAATATACTATGGAATTAAATGCTGAACAAATGAAACCTCTAATAGATGATGGTTTTGATTTATCTAGTATAGTAGATTATTTCACAGTTGAGCTTAAAGCTTATGCTGAAAATAGATATACTAAACCAGAATTAACAAATGAAAATAAAGAATAATGGCAGGTAATAAATTCGATACAAAATTTAAAAAAGTAAAACCAAAAACTTATAAAGTAACATATATAGGTTTATATAATGAAGAACAAGCAGTTGAAGGTACTGCAAAACAAGTAATAAATCATATACTAACTTTAGCATTATGAATTGTGAAATATGCAATAAACCAATGACTCCCGAAGATTATGAATATTGTGATATTTGTGGTGATTGTTTAGAATAAAAATAATAATATGAAATATTGTAAATGTGGAAATGAAGTACATCCAGTTCGAATTGAAATGGGTTATAAAAATTGTGTGCAATGTTCTGATACACAGCTATATAGTTATGTACCAATCATTGGTAGCAAACAAGTTTTAGAAATACAAGTCGTTGACCAAGCTACAAGTGCAGCAGTGCACCGATCTTGGCGACGCAAATAATGGGCGTGTCGGGTAAGTGCTGACAAAGTTGCTTCGAAGTACACTATCAGCAAACGTAGGTTCAACTCCTACCACGTCCACAAACAGGACCAAAAAACCAACGTACCAACGCGTGGGTAAATAAAACCGTTGGTGAGGTCCTACATAAATAGGTGTGGATGCGAGTGTGGCATTGTAACTCGACCCAAAAACGTACGAGCACACCTAACTTTTTAGCGCAGTAGAGCAGTGGTCAGCTCGCAAGGCTCATAACCTTGAGGTCGGAGGTTCGAATCCTCCCTGCGCAACTAACTTTAAATAAATAAAAATGAGTAATATAAATAAATTAGCAGAGCTATTAAATGTAGCCGAAATCACTGAAGACTGGAAAGGTTCTCCTATTCTAGAAATTGGTCAGTGGAACACAGCCGATGGTTATGATTTACATATTATAACTAACGACGCAATGCATCTTGATTGGGAAAATGATGTGTACTATTATGAACCATCGTTTGAAACTATTATTGATAGAATCAAAGAAGCAGCTGAAATGGAACCAGGTGAAGCAATTGTACATATAGGTGATATTGACACTTATCTACCTGAATATGAAGTAGATGACTATATTGAACAATATAATGAAGATAAAAATGAAGATGAATAAAAAAGAAATGAAAAAATATATAAATGAAAGAATACATAATAAAGTGTATTCTAAAAATCATCATGGTGAATATGAAGTTAAATATTATTTTAAAAACAGACACACTGGTTTAGCTAATATTGATAATGAACAAGTTGTTGATCTTGTTTATGGAGCAATAAGAAATTTAAGAGTATGGCGTGAAATCGAAATGCTATGCACAACAAATAATTTTATAAAATAAATATGAAAAATACGTTACAAAACCCATTGTTGAGTGATAATATAAGTGAAGAAATTAATGAAATGTTTAAAGAATTAGAATATGACCCAAGATCAAATGGAGCTATTATCAGATATGATAGCTGATAAAGTATTTGGCCGACTAAAAGATTATTTAGGCCCAGACAAAACAATAGTATCTTTTGATCCTATGGGTCCTAAAGAGTTCTTTAGCAAAGATGTTGATGCTTTTGGAAATGTAAAATTTGCTGAAGAATATACTCAAAAAGAATTACTTGCAGAACAAATGATTCAATTAGAAGATACTGCTAAAAAATTATTAAATGAAGAAAAATATGAATTACTACAAGAATTAAAAGAAATATATGAAAAAATTAAAAAAGAATATGACAGCCTTTAATGTAATGCTTGCGCATCCTGTGGGCAAAAAAGAATTTGACAAAGATTCTTTTATCCAACCAAAGCTTGACGGCGTGCGTTGCTACATTACTGAACACGGTGCGTTTTCACGCAACCATAAACAATTTATGAACGCTCAGCATATAACAGATGAGCTTAAGCCATTGTTTGCTAAGTATCCTCACGTTGTGCTAGACGGTGAGCTATACAATCACAATTACAAAGATAACTTCAACAAGATTATCTCACTTGTGCGTAAACAATCACCCTCTGATGCTGAGCGTAACGAAGCTAAAGTAATACAATTTCACAATTACGATATATTTATGCCAATTGACGGTATTGATTCTACGTTTCGATACCGAAATGAATGTATTAAAAAGCTTCATAAAGAATTTGCATTGCAATATTGCAAAACAGTTGAGACTTATCAAGTTCAAAACGATGTTACAGCAAGACTAATGTATTATCAGTTTACTACTAAACAAGGCTACGAAGGCGCAATATTACGTAATAACAAACCATATGAACAAAAA